TCAATGGATGTATAGGACAAGGCTAGGTCATATAGAAAATATTCTACGTGGTTTGGCGAAAAATCACGTGGAATTCGTCTTGGCGAATAAAGATATGGACTTTTTAGCATTCGAGAACGTGATGATATGCCGCCCGAATGATACCACGAAAAAATATTGTATTACGAAAAATGGGCAACAGCGGATTCTTATACCAAAACGGCATTTATATGCGAATCCAGAGGGCGAATTCGCGGATAACGAACGACTATATTATCGCCGGATGGCCGACGAACTCTTGAGATATAAGCGTATCCAGTTTTTCGTATTAGAATCAAATATAAATATTCCGACTACGAACTATAAAATCGAGAACTCGGAGATGCTGATTTTAAATTCGCAATTATCCAGCGAATATTTCACCCAATTAGTCCCATATAAACAACAGAAGAATATCACTTATGATACAGGCAATCCATATCAGACGCAAAAATATACAAACCGCATACCATATAAAGAACAATTGAAACTGGCGACAATAACGGATGCACCGAAAGAAGATATAGAAGAAATCCAATGTATAAAAAAAACGGGATTTATTCCCGGAAATGCGTCGAATATATGGCGCCAGCGGTTCTCTTCAAATATACAAGAATATCTATATCATAATAGCGCAGCATGTACATTCTCTATGGTTCTCGATATTATACAGAAATCGGGGAAGAAAGAAGAAACCACGAAATCATTGAAAGAGATTCTATTGGAAAAATACCAGTCCCTATTTGAAAGCGAAATAAATCAACAGAAAATCCTATCTATATGGGGGAAAGAAGGAAAAAAAATGTTTGTAAATAAAATACGTAGAAATACGATTGCTATCGACGCTGCGATTTTGAACGAAGAATACTATTTGACAAATATAGATATATGGATTATCGCGAATCATCTCGATTTACCTATTATACTTTTTAATATAAGACTCGCCGACCTCAATTACGAGAACTGGACAGTCAATTGGTTGGTTCTCAATCAATCCGCTGATATTCGATATTTTTTTATAAGACCACCTATAAGATATGTACCGGATATTATACCGGAATACGGGGTCGTTACAACACCACTCATGCTTTCGCAAGTAAAGGGGCTCGAAAATATGGTAAAGACCGGTTTATCAGATAAAACGTCGGAATATGCCAAGAATATTATATCATTGGACGAATATATTAGAAATTATTCTACGGTGGTAGTAGCACCCTCGCGACTAATAGAAGAACCATAATCATATACGACTGCATAAAAATGGATTATGATAGAGTTCGTACGAAGGGTCATAATCAAACTCCGTATCAAAATCTTCTATATGACGATTCAAACAGTTCTCCATATTATGTTGCCACATTTTCATAGATAATAAACTAATTGTAAGCCCGACGTTTATACCGCTTATAACCGTCAATAAATTATCATTCAAAAAGATAGAATACGCTAATACGAATATCCCAGATGTGCTCCATAATCCCCATACGGTTGTTACTATAATATCGCTTCTCATGTTACAAGTCATATAAAATAATTCTTATATGACTTTATGTTTCAATTTTATGTCTGCCTACCGATTGTTTTATAGATAAAATTGATTTGCTTTTTTATTTATATGATAAACGCATTCATATGATATAAGATGACAACCGAATTATGCGAATGCCCGATTTGCTATAACAGTATCGATAATACCGCCGTTGATGGTACAAAAGCTGGCTGTATTACGAATTGTAAGCATTATTTCCATTCGAAATGTTTACATACTTGGACATTTACTCAAGACCAGAATAATTGTCCTTTATGTAGGACACGACTGGATATGGACCTATTGGATATGCAATTCGTTTTGCGTAGATTGCTACGTATGAAGCAGCGTCAGCCGAATAATACGAAAATCGACAATATTATTTACAAGTTGAAACACGACCGTAATAAAATACTGGATTGGTTTTGTAGTGATCTTTCTATAAATTGTAGGTTATCTTGGACGCAAAAGACTGGGAGGGTTCCAGAGGAGAAGCCGAGGAAGAATACGAAACGTGGTCGTTATTGAATTTGTTTATTAGTAGTTAGATAGTTGATTCGCTAGCTATTATTTTGAAATGTGTAAAATATAATAAGTTTTCTTTTTTATGTTACGTCTTCAAAATTGATATACTAGACATTCGACTAAATATGTTTCATATAAAATTATACTTTAATTCCATATGGGTTATCAACCTGCTTTGAAATGGTTTCTATATCTGATAAATTAATTTGAACTGGTTCGCGACCTTCCGAGCTAAATATAGTTTCAGGTGTTATAGCAATAAGTTGTTCTTGTTCGCGTTCTTTGACAGCAGCTTGGAAAGAACTAAACAAATTTTCAAGTCTTGATACATCAATTTTTTTTTTCCAATCTATTGGCATTGGCATTAATTGAAATAAAAATATAGTGTCTTGTTTAAATTTCGTTCCTAAACATATTCGAATATAATTCATTCGGGTAATTAATGTATTTGCTTCACTATAATCTTCAATGTTAAATACTTCCTCGGTGATTTTGTTTTTATCAACACTCTTAATAAGATCATTTACTTCTCCATTTTCGGGTGGCATGCGTGGATCATTTACATCTGCATCATCTATATCTAATTCGATTGCTTCCGATAACTCCTTTCGTAATTCTGTATATAATTCTGAACTACTTGAATAATGAAAAAATTTATTATTTAATTCATTTGCTTTATTTCGATTGTTTTGGTAATAAGTATTCATATATACCATTAATAGAATACTACCGGTTCGTCCAAATCCGGCTAAACAATGTATTATTGTCTTTTGCCAATCATTATAATAATCATAATTTAATAATTCAAACCATGTTCTAAGGTTTCCTGCAGTAAAATCTTTTATTTTATGATTTTTAAATTCAATTCTTCCTTCTTTGTGTGTTTCTCCATACGAATTTCCCAATCCAATCCACATACGACTTTCATAATATTTATCATCAAGATCATTACCATCGGGTATAAACCCTTCACAATTCTCAGTCACTTTAGGATTACTTTCATCACACGCTTGTAATGAAATTATACGACAAATGTCTTTTACAAACATATAAAACAAAAAAGTTGCTAAACACTTGTGTGTATTTTCATCTGGTATAGATGTAGCATATAGAAATGTACCTTTCAATTTAACCAATGTTGTCCATTGACAACCAAAGAATTTTATCCAATTTGGTTTATAAAAAACTTCTTTATATGTAGAAGAAATACCACCTTTAATAATATGGTTAGGTTTATGTAATTTACAATTACGTTTACGAGTATGTTTAGGCGATTTACGAGGTTTTGGCATTATATATTATAAGGTGTTTATAATATATAATGACAAATTCAACATTTTTACCTCCGCCCCCTGCTGAACCCTTGGAAAAAAAATCAAATTTGATAAATACAAGTAATGATTTGAAAGATCCCTCGAAGGAGGATCTCAATACAATATTTCGACTCAATCGTATAATTCAATCACCTCCGCCCCCTGAACCATTGGAAAAATTAATAAATTCAAACAAAATACTTGGTATTATAAGTAAGTCCAAATCAAAGTCCAAATCAAAGTCCAAATCAAAGTCCAAATCATTGTTGGAATGTCCCGATGGCATTACAAAAGAAATGTTATTAATCGAACTTGATTGTGAAGATTTGCGTTCAAGAATAAAAAAAGAAACGAAGGAAAGTTTATGGTCTACATATCGAGAAATTAATTCACATATATTTCCAGATAGACCTCCACCATCAGAAAATGATTTAATTGAACTAAGAGAACTTGCAAAGAAAATCACACAAACAATACCGACAAGGATAAAATCATTAGATAGACAATCAATAAGCAAAAAGACCAATAGAAAGACAAAGAGAAGTTCAAAGGCAAAATCGGCATAAAAGATAAAATTGATTTTCTTTTTTACGTATAATCCTATAGTATTATTCAACCAACATGTATAAGGCAAACCGTACATTCCGCGTTCCATCTAATTCGACATTCAGAAAGGAACGGAAATTCGAGAACATTATCAAGACCCGACTTAAACCGCGAGATAACTCTATACCAGAAGGAAAAACGAGAGAAGAAGATAATACGAATACCAGAAAAAGAAATATACCCTCTGTGATAGAAGACGAAATAGGATATTTATCATGGATACAACCATGGACAGATACTTATTTTACAACTATGAGTAGCACGAAAAAAACAAAACCCGAACCGATCAAAAAAACGAAAACAGTTATTATCGACGGCACCAAACGCACGGTAGAAGGATTAGAAAGATTCAAGAAAAACCAATGGATCAAATTATTAGAAAAAGGGGGTCGACTCCATAGATTGCCGGATGAAATCGTAGAAACGATTTTAGAATACACAGGAACAATCGAGAACCATAATGACTATCGTATTTTGAAACTCGGGTTCCATGATAGTTATAGCGAAACCGCAAAAATACTGAAGTCGTATCTTATAAAACGAATCATTGAATCTAGCAATGACGATTTTATCCGAATCATAAAATATCTGTATACACATAAAGATATTTTCGTAGGCAAAAGAATAAAGACGAATATGGAACGTTTCCTATATAATATAGAGCTTCCATACCCCCCCGATTATTTAGATTCCTTAACTCTCGACGAGCATATTGCATCCGAAATTGAATGGGCAAAAAAAACGAACTCTCGGTATGAAACACCTATCGTCGTGCATTTACTCAAAGAATCTTGTGATATATTTACACGTAAAATGATAAAAAATATCCTATAGGACTCTTTTCGTTCGCCGATTTTTGAAAAATGAAAATAAATAAGCAATCGCTTTTTTATTCTTTTGTATAATATACTTACTTATACGAATGGATAATTATAATATCAGAAAATTACACATAAATGATTATGAAAAATATTTGATATTGATCAAACAGTTTAGACCAACTATATTTACAAGAGAACAATTCGAAGATATATTACATAAAATCGAAAATAATTCTAATATATGGGTTATAGAATACGATAATAAACTAATCGCAACAGCGACTCTTATTTATGAATATAAATTTATTCGAAATATTGTAAAGCTAGCACATATTGAAGACGTATGTGTAGACGAAAATTATCGTAATAAAGGTATTGGAAATCTATTGATAAATCATATTATCGCAGAATCCGAAAAAGAAGGATGCTATAAAGTTATTCTAGATTGCGATGAGAAATTAGAGAACTTCTATAAAAAATCGGGGCTTGAAAAAAAGGGAATTCAAATGGCGAAATACTTTTATCCATAAAAATTTTTTTTTGCGGGGCTACGCCCCGCATTCAATAGTCATATAGATAATATTTCTATATGACTTACGTAGTCCAAATATAAAAATGATTTTAGAAACACCAAAGCGTCATAAATTTCTTTTTTGGTCGGTGTAATTGCGATTGAAACTACTCTTCATCATCATCCGAATCTATCTTTTCATATATATTTAAAAAAGAGTTTATTGCATATTCTAATGCAATGTCTAATTCACCATGTACCCATATGGGGTCTGATAATTTTTGTTTTAATTCTTTTCTAATATCCTTATTCTTTTCTGTCATTATTCTCTTATCTGTCTCTTGAA